GTCAGTGTGGGTAGCCATTTAACGAGAAAAAAACAGCATTTTCCCTATGAAATTGCTGTGCTTTGTTATGATTCTCCGCAATCAGTATTATCCATTCTACATGCGTATCGCATACCGCCACAACGAATTACATTGTTTGTTCAAACAAAACAAGATGAACATGCCATTCAGGAACATATCTCAAGACATCGGTATGGACATTTGATTGTTGGAGGGCAAGGTAGGTGCGCAATGGAAACGTTACTTCATCACCATTACCCTCCAGGTACTCTCCTTGTTGTACTTGAAGATAGTTGTTTGGGATTACGTGAGTTAACTCAACCACAAAAGGTCGTAAAAAGTCTAATTGGATTAATACGATCTGGGTTTGATGCTTGTAGAGCTGCTACTGCTGGTCTTTGGGGAGTGTATCCGATTAATGAGGAAGCCTTTTTACGTCCAACCATTTCATCAACACTCAACTATACTAGTCCTTTGTTATGGGGGTGTATTGTAATGCCAGTTGTATTCACGACAGAATGTTATACCCATCATGAGCGAATTTTAGCCTATTACTCCGTTTATTCTAAATGTATTCGGTTTAATTCTATTGCAATTCATCACCATTCTCGGCCAAAAACAAATGAACATGAAGCAAAAGAACTTTACACTCGATACCCATTCTGGATTTCATTGCACCGTGAATCATCTGGCGTTTATTTACGACTTCACGATTCAGATCGTGAAAGTAAGAAACTGTAATGAACCTAGCGATTTGTTTTTGGGGTCTTAATCGTTCAATTGAATATACAATTGAAAGTTTAGAAGCAAATATTTTCACACCATTACGTCAAGCAGGAATCAACTATTCTATTTTTGCACACATGATGACATTAACACGACCATATACTAATCCACGTGCCGACGAACATAATGTATTTTTAAAACAAACAACATGGAAACATTTGCCTACTGAACATAGTATTGTTGAAAATCAAGATACTGTTGATAAAACACTTCAATTAAAGCAGTACACTTCACAACCAGATCCGTACTCTCAAGATATAAGTGATGGATATACACCATACACAAGTGTATTTAACTCTATTCGTGCATTGTATTCTATGGACTATGTAACGCGACTTTGGGAAACGAGTGGGCAACAGTTTGATGCTGTTGTATATGTTCGTCCTGATGTACGACTACTATCTCGTCTTCAACCAGAATGGTTTGAACACCTTATGCCAAATACGGTATATTGCCCAAATTTTCATTTAATTGATAATTGTAATGACCGTTTTGCGTTTGGAATACCAAAGGTAATGAGTATTTATGGGCACAGAATTTCAGGAGCGTTAAACTATTCAAAGCACTTTCCATTTCATAGTGAGCGATTTTTAGCACACACGATGAAACAATCTTCTATTTCTATTCAACATGTTCCGATAGCATTTTTACGAGTTAGAGCTGGTGGGAAAGTCCATAAGGAAGACATGAACATTATATAATGTATAACCATAAAACTATACTTACAATGCATACTTCAGACCGCCGTATCCAGACTCGACCACAAAGAAATTTATATTTTCAGCATAGATCAGCAAATCATAGACATAGCTGGGATTGAGTGGTAAATTCCAAGGATTGACATCCAACTGAAACAGACGAATACGACTGGCATTTACACTTCCACTTGGTTGATCTAGGGGACTGGTTAAGCTGAAATTGATCAGCGGGAGAAACTGAGATTCAATTAAACTCGCACCAGATTGTGTGCGATATGGTTGAACCTTTGTATAATATTCCAGTGGTTTCTCTTCCATAATCTCATTGCCATCCAACAAGACACGTAAGCTCCGTAGAATCTGTACTTGCGTGTTGGGAATCAAAAGACCACTACTAAAGGTTGTATTTTGGACTATACTTGCGCCAGGTGTAGGAAGCCAAGGCGCTCGTGTTGGATCCACCCAATTTGTATAATTGATATTTTGATTTCTGTATGGATAGGCATCAGACCGTCGTGGAACAAGTAAGAGTCGTGTAATAGGGTTACTAATTTCTAAATCAATTAGTGTTCGTGTGTATAGATTTTGATAGGGAATGGTTGTGACTTGATTGACCAAATACGTAAGCGGTGTTGTAGCGAAAATCTTCCGCTCTTGGTCTGTTAAATACACATATGTCGCTGAAAGTTGTGGATTGTAAAACCATGTATTAAGTGCTGGTGGCGTGTAGCCAATATCTGTCGCAAAGGCTCTGAACTCCCCAGAAGGATCATAATAACTGACATAATTCGGTTGACCAATGGCAATTGAACCATCAGATGAGAGCACACGAAATCCAGGACGAACACGGAAACCAGAAGGATCCAAAATCGTATAAAGCTCCTGAATCGGTCTCAGTGTAAACTGAATTTCACACTCGTGGTACTGGAGACCAACAAGAGGCAGCGCTTTTGTAATGCTCTCTGAAAACCATAGTGGCAATGGGACATAAATGGTCTGCCCATTAATACTTGGTTGATTGAGTTGCTGTACAACAGCTGTGTTCTTAACTACTGTGGGGTATCCACGACGGATTTCACCTCCAGCATAGACACCTTTTGATGGATTTGTTAGTTCAGGAACTTCTCCCACTTGATATTTCCATTTTTGAAAGGTGTCCGTGTCGTAATCAGCGTGAGCACGAGCAATAATATAATCACTATCAAACTCCTGAATTTTCTGACCTCCAACAAAGAAGGAACAGTTTTGAATCAATTGCGCTCCGAGATGATTTGTCCACTGAAATTCATATTGAGCTTGACGTTGTGGTGTAAATTCCAGGAATTTGCTGAAAATGTCAGGAATCTGAAAACTGAATGTCATATCGGTGACTAAATCAGCAATCCGCTGAATTTTCGCCCTGAGTTTTACAGGTTGATCATAAAATAGTTCATTTGGTCCTTCCAGAGCCAGTGTCGCATTTTCCATAGAAAAATGGCTATACCGTTTGAAGACCTTGTAGAAATAGGTAAACTCTGGATTTCCATTAAGAATCACATTTTGTGAACCGTAACTAACAAGTGCTAGTAATCCGCCACCGGGCATAGGCGACTCTCCTGTTTAGCACTTGATAGTTGAATGATGAAGCTTAACGCTCTATAGCATCTAGTTGGAGTAGTTGGAGACCCACCAGCTATCTTGGAGGTAAGGAGGCCCCTCTTCAGACGAGGACTCAGTGCGTCTGCTAGGACCCTCATCGACTAAGCTCTGAATCTCCGTATAAGAGAGAGCATAACTGAAATAGACAAGATTGCTCATCATTCCAGAATAGGTTCCGTGAATGACCAGATCCTTGCCATTCAAGCTAGGAATCATGGTAGGGTTCAAGCGGCAAGGGCGTTGATTGAAGAGATACAAATTACCAAAATTCTGGTAGAGAACTGCTCCCTCAACATTGAGCTTCTTGGCCAAGTTTCCATTGATGTACACCTCAACTTGATTATTGCGTCCAATGATCACAACATGCACCCACTTCTTCACCGGAAGATTCTCAATGTCTACAAAATTATTCCAGGTCTTGGAAGAATTCATATAGACACGAAGTGCATTTGTATTGGAATGGAGGAAAACACCAGGTCCTAGCAATGGATAGGGTGTAGGATGTCCCTTATGGAGAATGTGAAGCAGTCCCTCTTCCTGCTTGAAGCTGTTCGGATTGACCCATAGGTAGAAGGCATAGGAAAATTCTGCTCCACTACGCTCGTTATCGGACAAAGGCAGTAGAATGGCATTTCGTGCAGCAGGATTCTGCTCAAACTCACGAGGCTTGGTCTCTGCCGAAACAGTCATCGGAAGGAGAGCAACACGAACCCCTGTCGTTTGCTTGAAGCTCTTGTAAATAGCCTCTAGTGACAAGAGTAAGATGTAAAGTACAGTAGCTAATGCGACAGTCAGTAGAAGCTGAGGCACAACTCCTGTACCCAAGACGTATGACATCGGACCAGCCTGGTTAAAGGCATTTGAACCGCTATTGCTGTTCATCGTATCTCTATCAGCTTTTTCTAAATAAAGTTTAGTCCAACCTTGATTTAGAAATTAGTCATCTTTATTGGGTGATATTTTGTTTAGGAAAATCCATTGCTCCAGCTGCCTTAGGATCAAACAGAGCCTTCACGTACTCCCAGAAGGTGTATTGAGGGCCAGGACCGGTCATATAGAGACGCCAAACTTGCTCGGGATTGAGAGCATAGTTATAGGCACTTGTGTTGCTGACAAAGCCTCCAAAGCCGTTGTAATTACAGATAGACATTGCCAGATTGTTCTTATCCACCTTGTAAAAGGCAGGGAGAATACAACTGCGGGCTAACTTACCGTCAATATAGACATCGCAAGTCTTGTTGTTGAGTGTAACAGTAACTTGGATCCACTTTTGGAGATCCAAATTGGATACGTCGCACGGGCGGCTATCATCCGTGAGGGAGGTTTCCATCTGAAGATTTCCAAATAGATTGGTGAGATTTGCAACAGACAAATCAGCACCAGTATCAGCGGGAGTGCTGGATGCTGTACCGACCGCAGGGCCAGTACCTGTCTTGGTATGTACACGAACACTGAGTGTGCTCTTGAAGGGACCCAAGAAGATAGCCAGTGTGAGGAAGCTGCTGCCACCAATGCTCACAATGTGCTTATTTAATCCACGATTCACTGCATAATCATTGATATAGATCCAAGTATTTACCGAGTACTCACCGCCCTCATATAATGCCGGAAGTTGATCTCCTGTAATAATAATTGGCTTATCGGTTGATGCCGGTGTAACGGCATTCAACACAGTCTTACCCTCCAGACCAGTAGGACCAAACAAGAACTGATACAAATAATACAACGCAACAAGGGCAAGGATCACGAATACAACCTTGCCAACAAGACCGCCACCAGGTAATGATGCTGATGCTTCCATAGGAATGCCTCTCTGAGAAGAAGAGAGATTCTAGATTGGTGAGTGCATCCTGAGAGGAGGATGATCTCACCTACCCTTATGCGTAAGGGGTTGACCACTGTTTCAAGGGGCTAACTGCTTCAGCCGTACTTACACTCGCACAAAAAATGCCACCAGGACAGCCTAGCTTGGGAATCAATGAAGACCAATCGATCGGCTTATACGGCTCATAGCGTGTATCGGATGTCTCTCCCAACTCAGCACGAACTTCAGATTCACGAATGGCTGTCGGAATAACTTTAGGGCCAACAAATTCACCACGAAGCATAGAAGAGCTTCCAAAAGACAATTGGGAAGAATTAATTGATGGATAGAATTGAGTTCTAGAACTTCCTACAACTTTGCCATTATAGTATACAGTATACCGACGACCTTCACGGACAATAGTAAGATGTACCCACTTTTGTTGAGGGAATGGCTCAAGTGGAATCTCCTCAATTTTGGCTCCTGAGGGGCTCTGAGTTTGGATGGCCAACACAGTCTTTGGAGGCGAAGTTGATGTTCCATCCATCAGTTGGAGTTGTAGAACGCTTCCAATCCGTAAGGGAATGACACGGTTTGTTGCTTGAAGGCTTGGGGTGCGATTTTGAACCATACAATTCAAATAGACCATAAAGGTTGCTCCTGCGGGAGTCAGAAATCCATCACGCGTTTGGCTAGGGTTTCCAACATTTACAGGAACAGATAGGTCACCTTGTGAAGGAGACATGGTAATCAATAGCTTAGGCCGTGTAAATTGTAAGACGATACTAGCAATTCCAGCAGCTAAAAGTAGTAAGGCTAATCCAGCAAGTAATATGCTTGACAGCTCCATTCGGCGCTTTCCTATTATGCCGCACAAGAATCAGGAATGTCCTTCAAGTCAAAGTCAGTTGCGGATCCATATGCGCGGAACTCGGCAGGAGACAAGGGACGAGGGAAGACTCGGAGATTGCGCACTCGTGCTGTAGTCGCGAGAATCTCTGCAAAGGGTGGCTGTAAGGGGCCTTCAATTGCTGCCAAAGGGGCGGGATGTGCCTTGCTTCGCACAAGCCATCCATTCACATAGACCTCAAGCACCTTTGTTCCAACCATCACACCAAGCCGTATTGCCTTACGTACTGGAATATTTGGAACAACAATTGTCTCTACTGTTGATTGCTGTGCACCAGGTAGGCGAGTTTGTACACTTATATTTAGGTCATTGGTGAGCTTATCCAAATAGGCAATCACATTAAAACTATTGGCAACTGTCATAATCGTATCGGCATCAGAATAGGTTCCCTGATACGGGAAAGTCTTGGGCCCTCGTAAGAACAAAATACGGGGTTTTCCTGTATTTGCTGTAGGATTATCCACTTGAATATCCAGAAGTAAACTCCAATTCTCAACTGTTGAACCTAGAGGTGTTTCGGTCTGTTGAATATCCTTTACTGATTCAGGTGTTTTCCAATAGAGTTTAGAATCATCACTACCGGGAAGGGGTATAACTCCCTTTGATCCAGGACGCGTCTTAAATATCGGTGTAATTGTAAAATGCACAAGCACTAAAATCACAAGAAGCAAAATCAAGAGTGTAATAAAGTAATAGAGGTACTGAAGAACTCCAGAGTTCATTCCATTTGTCATCGCATACGCTGGTTCAACTCCATATCCTGAATTGAACAAGCCACCGCCCCGTTGTCCTGTAGGCATCCTAATCCTTTCTAGTGAAATAATAATAGAGTCCACCAAGCACAGAAGCACCAACAATCGCCGCACCAGCAAACTTGACTGCTGAAGCAAGTTGATAGGCATCCATATCTTGAGGTGTCCAGACGGGACTACGCCCTAATTCGCCTAGCTTATGATAGAAGGCAATTGCTTCTAGCTCAGAGACTTGGGGCTTACCAAGATCCTTATTGACCGCATTGTGAATATTCACTGTCCAACGAAAAAGGTCTTCTTTTGTATCAAGACTAGGAGTAATTGGCATTTCCTTCAAATGATCCGCATAGTGAATACGACAAATGGGACACGGAATCAAATGGGTCAGACTTTCATAAAATTCCTTTGCAGCTTTCTTTTCAGCATACGATGGCTCTTTTGGGTACCCTAGAGCGGTAATATGCATCGTATGCCAGTAGAATGGACCCCACGTTGAAGGTGGAATACGACCGGGCATAAAATCCTATTGAAGGGTGAGATCTTCTCTTAGATTTCATAACCGCATAGATGTAAAGCAATGGTATGATAGTAATTAGAAGATGGCAATGGCGAGATATACCAAAACACAGTGTTCAAATTGTGGACATCTTGGTCATCATTTTCGAAGTTGCACAGCACCCATTTATAGTTATGGGATTCTAGCCTTTCGTGTGCCAAAGATTCAGTGGTCATCAACAACTGTTGTCAGTAAAGGAAAACTTCCAACATTCCCAATAGATTCGTCTGAAGTATTAATGATTCAACGACGTGATAGTATTGGATTTATTGAACTGCTACGAGCAAAATATAAAGTTACAGATATTCCCTATATTTGCGCACAAATTGAGGGAACAACACAACATGAACGAGATATGCTAAAAATAAAACCCTTTGAGGATCTTTGGTCTGGCTTATGGGGAACAACGACATTTGAATCCAAACAATATCGCCAAGAGTTTGAACAAGCAAAAGTGAAATTTGAACAGTTGCGCGAAGGTGTAGACGTGGATGGTAAGACTATTACACTCTCAGAACTTTTAGATACAACACCAGTGCTTTGGAAGACACCTGAATGGGGGTTTCCAAAGGGTCGACGAAATACATTTGAAACAGATTTAGCTTGCGCCATTCGTGAATTTGAAGAAGAAACCACATTGAAATCCGATCAATATACTTTATTAGAAAATATTAATCCAATTGAAGAATCATTTTATGGAAATAACAATATTCATTATTGCCATATTTATTACATCGCAATTGTTCCATATGAGACTGAGTTAGGAAGTCCAAGTGAACATCCTGAACTGGCTCGTGAAATTAGTAAATTAGCGTGGATTCCGTATAGTCAAGCTATTCAACAAATTCGTGACACAAATCCTGAAAAACGCGATGTTTTGCGCCGTGTAAAAACAATTCTGTCTCAACTTACACTGCTTTCTCTTCCAGAATAATCTGCGTGATTCAGCATTCTTCCTTCTTTAGAAGGTAAAGTAGGAAGATGGCAGATGAGGAGTATAACTTTAATGAAGCATTTGGCAACAATGCGGAGCCGAATACAAGACAGTCTACACCCCGTCCTGCGCCAGCTCAAGCGGAAAGAGCAGAGGAAGCAGAGGAAGCTCCTGAAGAAGAACTAGAGGAATTTGAACTAATTGAAAATAATACTGAAGAAGCACCTGTTCCTGAAGAAGCACCTGCTCCTGAGGAAGCACCTGTTCCTGAAGAAGCACCTGCTCCTGAGGAAGCACCTGTTCCTGAAGAAGCCCCTGCAGAAACTGCAGTAAACGTACCAGTCCCAGCAAATATTCCCCCTGTCGTGCCGCTGAACATGTCCCTAGTTGGGGTCAATGATGAAGAACTTGTCCGAATGTGGAATGCTGAACTGAATACAGCATCACGTGCTCGTATTGTCGCCGAAATGGAAAAACGAGACCTCTTTCCAAAGGACTATGTGGACAAAATTACTGCAGATGGGGGCTTGTATCCTGACTCTGAAGACCCTAACTTTATTTCACGCCTACTCTCCAGAGCAGAATTTGCCGATACTCCCAGCACACCCTTTGATATTGCCGAGAATCCCTGCCAAGCCGGTCCCGACTTTGAAGTAACTCCTGTTCAACGCTTCGTTGCCAACTTTATGCACCCCAACACACCCTATATGAGTATGCTCCTGTATCACGGTGTTGGAGTCGGTAAAACGTGCGCAGCCATTCAAGCAG